GTCCAATCCACGCCCTGCCCGTCCAGAAGATCGGCGCGGATCACCGTGGCGGTGTTTTGCACTGCCTGATTGAGGCGCAAGACACCGCCGCCGGGATCGGCATCCGTCGTCGTCGTGGAGAAGATGTATTGGATCGAGATGCCGCCGCCCGTCTTGCCGCGCAGCGCATTCATCCAATTCGTGCCGTCAAAGCTGTAAAGCGTGGCTTCGTCCTGGACCCACACCGTCCAGCCGATGCCCGGCAGGAAGGAGCTCCATTGTCCGTCCTGAAAGCGCGTGATGCGCTTTTCCCAGGAGATCCAGGCCCCGCTCGCCGCACCACCGCCGCCCGCGACGATGTAGCAGTCGCCTTCGGCCGGCGAAATGGGCGGCGCGGTCAGATCCTTGTCGATCACGCTCGCCTGCACGAGTGTGTCGAGATAGATGAGCGCCTCATTATGCGTAACATGCTTCTGCGCCTGAGCGGCGGCAATCTCAGGCAGTCGCAGGCGCGCGGTCTCGGTCATGGGTCAGTGTCCGTAGCGGCTGCCGCCATTCAGCGTGCCGTCCGCCCTGTTGGGATAGGAGATCACGGCGTCATTTCCGGGCATGTAGGGATAGCCACGGAAATTGACGCTGTTCGCGAATTTTGCCTTGCAGGTCTCGAAGCTCTTGTCGCAACCGGCGGTGATGGTGAAGGAATCGCTCGGCGCGAGCGCCTGAGGCATCGCCTGCCAGAGCTCGATCGTTATGGTGCTGCCTGATTTGCCATGCGCCTTCACTTCCATGGCGAGTCCGTCATTCGCACCGCCCGTGAAGACGAGCTTGCCGCCGGAAAACCAGCCCGTTGCGAAAGTATCGAGCCCGGTGACGGTGAAGACGCGCAGTTCCGTCAGGACCGCCGCAATCGCACCCGCTCCATAATGCCCCGCTGCGCCGAGATCGACGCCGCAGCGCGTATCGCCGAGATCCGCATCGCAGACACGCAAATAGGCGCGGCCCACGGGTTGACCGAGGCGATGCGCGAGACCGCGAATTTCGGCCTGGAAGGCCGTTCGCCCACGCGCAATCTCGCCCAAATTGCCCTTGCGCATCAGAACGCGCTGGCTCGCCCCCATCCAATTCACGCGCCAGATCTCAATCTCGGCATCGTCATAAAGACCGGCGGCGAGATCGGTTTCGGTGATGGAAGCAGCCGAAAGCGCGCCCAAGGCGGTGAGGTTGTCCACCGCAAGGCCGAGCTGCGACTGGATCTCCGAGGCGGTGAAGCCCGTGGCGGCGGCGTAAGTCACGCCATCGAAGACGATATCCTCGTCATGATCCGTGAAGCCCATGATTGTGCCATCGCGGCGTGTGAGCCGCCAACACCAGCACAAGGTCGTGGTTCCGCTGTCGAGATGATCCTGCAAGCCGGGAGGAAGCGTCTTCATACGCGGATTTCCACAATCGGAATCTCTGGAATGTCACCCGCCTGGAAATGCGCGAGATTGATCTCAACCTTGTCCGTGTCGAAACGCACCGGGCAGTCGAATTGATAGCCGGCCGTGATCGCGAAGCCGAGATCGGGGGCGGCTGCGAAGGTGACGAGCCCCATCGCGGCGTCCACGGTAAAAGCGCTTGTCTCCACACCACCCAGCGCGCAACGCACCAGCCCGGCCACAGGTTTGCGGATGAGCCGCACCGTCGAAGCACCACCGGAACTGTAAGTTTTTTTCAGCTGGAAGCTCACCGTCAGCCCATCGCCGATGCCGATCGCCTGGTCCGTCGGCTGATGGGCCGCCCCTGGCGCGCAGGATTTGTAATCACTTCTATCGTGAAATCTGAATCCATGAAGCCGCCCCATCCGCGCCTCGAAGAAGGCGATGACGGCGTGAAGATCATTCACCGTCTTGACGCCGAGCCCGGCATTCCAGCGTCGTCGCGAATGAGCCCAGAGCGCGTTGCGCTCCTCGAAGCCGGAGCCGAGCGTAACGATTTCCGTGCGCCGCTCGGGCCCGCCTGTCGCGCCGAGCGCAATGGAGGTGGGGAAGAGGATCTCGTGAAAAGCCATATCAGTAATGCCAGATCAGCGCCTCGGCGGCCGGACCACGGCCGAAGGCATCGGATTTCTGATAGACGCGGGCGGTGAAATTCCATTGCGGGCCGCCCCCGAAATCGGAGGCCTGCTGGCCGACGGTGTAGGTGTAGGATGGGACGCTCACCGACACGGTGCGCTTCAGCGTGGTACCGGGCACGTCATAGATCTCGACATCATAGGCCTCGGCTGTCTCACCCAGCGGCACCTCGGTCTGCGCCCAGTCATCCCCGCCGATGCGCGTGCGCCGGATCCAGCTGAGCGTCCAATCTCCGGGAGAACTGCGCCGGCCACGCAGCCTTGTGGGCGCGAAGGGCCGCAGGCCATTGGCCGCAAAACCGCGCGTCTCCTGAACATAAGCGGGATCGGAAAAATCCTCTCCGACGGGGCCGTAACGATAGGTGAAGGTGAGCGTGCGCTGATCGAAGCTGAGGCCCGCCTGCGTGAGCGCGCCGTCGAGAATGACGATGCGCGCGCCTGCGGGCACCGGATCACGCATCGCGCTTTCCGTGCCGCCCATGCCGCGCAGCAGGCCGGAGAGCTTATAGGCGCGCGGGGCGATGAGCTCGGCGCTCGTGAATTGAAGGATTTCCCAGCCGTCATCCTCATTCTCGATCGCCAGCACATTGGCCCCGTTCAACACCTGAAGCTCGTCCCGGCTTTCGAGCGTGCCTGCGATGAGCGTGACATAGAGATCGTTCACACGGTCGAATCGCCAGAGCGGGCCGGAATAGAAATCCGAATTCGTGGTTCCGATGCGCGACGGCGTCGCCGCGACGGCATCGAGCGAGAAGCCGGAGGATCCCGCCGCGCGATAGAGCATCACCGCGCCCGACCAGGGCGCCGCATAGGCCGCGAAATAAGGCGCATGCTCGGCCGCGCTCGCCGTCAGGATCGGCAGATCGAGGAAAACGCCGAGCGGCTTGCCGAAGCTGAGCACGGGCTGGGGCTCATGCCGGCGCTCGGGCCCCGCGACGAATTCATAGAGGCTCGGATCGGTGCGCTCGGCCGTAATCTTGCGATGCGGTCCGTCGCCGATCTCGGTAAGCCTGAGGCGCCAGTCCCGTCCACCCGCCTCGAGCGCCAGAATGTCGGAAGCATCGAGCGCGAGCCTGGAGGGCGGCAGCGCAAAGCCCGCGCGCTCGCGCCGCTCCCAGGCATCCATCAGCAGCATGTCCGAGACACCCTGCGCGAAGCCCTGCTCCATCACGATGGGCACGCTCGAGACGGCGCTGCGCTCGGAATTGCCCGTGAGCCGGCGGCTTTCGATGGCTGATTGCCGGTAGTCCGCCGTCGCGTCGATATAGGTGAGCCGGGAGGCGAGCGGCAGGTCGGTCTCCTGCGCGCGGGTGAGGCTGAAGCCCGCTTTCGGCTCGCGCGCATCCTCGAGGACAAGATCCTCTTCGGTGAGGCTCAAGCGCGGCGCCCCGCCGCGATGGACGAATTTGATCAGCCCCTCGCTTTCGAACGCGTCGAATTGATAGACGAGCATGAGCGCATCGAGCGCCTCGCGCACGCTCATGGTGCGCTCGATGACGAAGCCGGTGACGAGGCCGAAGAGGCCCGACACATCAATGGCGGAAACGCCGCCATAGGTGCAGAGATCGCTGACGAGATCGGCGAGCGGAACGAGGCCTATCCGGCCGTTCAGCCAATGGCCGAGCCGCCAGTTCGGCGCATCGCTCCAAACGCTGGCGCGCGCGGGAAAATCCGGGAAGCTGCGCGCATCCCAGCACCAGACATGAGCGCGGCTCATGTCGATCATGCGGCCCGCATAGACGTCCGAGGCCGGATTGTTGGCGTTGTCCGTCCAGTGATTGATCGCCGCCTCGAGCGCACGGCGCTGGATGAGGTCATCGCGCGTGCCGCGCGAGTAATGCGGCAGCGCGGATTCGGCGGATTTCGGATCGACGAAGACATTGGGCTGGTTGGAGCCGCGATCGACGGCGGGACAGCCGAGCTCGGTGAGCCAAATGGGCTTTGATTGCGGCACCCAGGCCGTCGCCGCGGCGTCGCGCACCCCGCCCGGGCGGTTGTGATGCACATTGCCCCACCAGCCTGTCAGATCCTTGAAGCGGTAGACCCAGGGCTCGCCTTGCGCATCGGTGATGGCGGTGCGCGTCTGAGCATCGCGATCCGCATCGCTCAGATACGCCCAATCGAAGAACTCTCCGCCTTCCACATTGCCCGCGAGGTAGTCGCGGTCGGTGATGCGGCGATCTTCGGCGTAATCCAGATGCGTAGAACCGTCGCGCCAATCCGAGAGCGGCGCGTAGCTGTCGATGCCGACGAAGTCGATATTGGCATTGGCCCAGAGCGGATCGAGATGAAAGAAGACGTCATGCGAGCCGTCATCGGGCCGATGACCTTGGAACTCCGTCCAATTGGCCGCGTAAGAGAGCTTTGCCGCCGGCAGGATGGCCTTCACATTGGCGGCCAAGGTCACGAGCTGCGAAACCGCCGGATAGGCGCTCGCGGAAGACCGGATCTTGGTGAGACTCTCCAATTCACTGCCGAGCAGGAAGCCATGAACACCGCCCGCAGCCGCGCAGAGATTGGCGTAGTGAAGCACCATGCGGCGATAGCCCCATGTGTTCTCGAAAAACGCATTCACCTGCGTCGCGGCGGAGGCCGTCTTGTCCATTCCGGCCTCGCAGGTGATGCGCCCGCGCCAAGGAAAAGCCGCCTGCTCTGCCCCGCCATAAGGGTCGGGCTTGCCGTTGCCGGCGGGGATGTCCATCAGGAGAAACGGATAGAAATGCACGGCGAAGCCGCGCGCCTTCAAGAGCTCGATCGCCTGGATGACGGATGCGTCGGCCGGCGTGCCGCCGAAGATGGGGCGGCCCTCGCCATCGGTGCTCACCACAGACGCCGCGACGCGATCAAGCCCGTTCACCGCCCAGCTTATCGGGCTCGTCTCTTTTCCGGAAAGCTCGACCTTGGGCCTCACCGTACAGCTGCCGCAGCGCAGATCATCGCCGAACCAGGTCACAACCAGGATGATGGATCTGCAATTCGGCAGGAGCGCCTGGAGCTGATCGATCGAGGCTTCGAGATCCGAGACCCCCAGATTGTTGTTTTTGTTCTGGCCCGTCGTGCCGCCATAGCCGTCCTCGGCCTTCACGATATCGGTGGCGAGGATGAACTCGCCCGAGCCCGGAACGAGGCACACGCCCGTGACGACATTGTCAAGCGCCTGAGGATCGCTCGCATTCAGCGCGCGGATGACCTCGAATTGCAGCTGCGGAATGCGATTGCCGAATTCGGCGAGCGGCAGATCGTCGAAAACGACATAGGAGAGCCCGCGAAAGCCCGGCATGTTGTCCGCGCCTTCGATATGTGTAAGCAGCGGATCAGGCGCTTGGACCTCGCTGCCCGCATAGAAGCGCGTCGTATATTTCGACAGATCGAGCGGCTTGCCGTCGGCCCAGACGCGGCCGAGCCGCGTCACCGGCCCTTCACAGAGACCGACCGCGAACGACATCGAATAGCTGTAGGTCGTCGTTTCGACGGTGGTTTTGGTCCCGCCTCCGCCACCGCCCTTGCCGCCGCCGCCCGAAGATTCGGTGGTGGTGGTGACAGTCTCCTTGAATTGCGAAGCCCAGATGAGCTCGCCGCCGACTCGCACGCGACCATAAAGCCGCGGGATGGGCGCGCCTTCACTCGAGGCGGTGATGTTGAGATCCGAAAGCCGTGGGCCTTCATGCTGGATGGTCCTGCTGCTCGAGAAGAGCGCACTGTCGATCTGCTGGCCGATGGTGGCGCCGATGAAGCCGCCGATCTGTGCCGCGCTGATGCTCGCGCCCAGAAACGAGACCGAGCCGCCGATGGCCCCGCCGATCGCCGTGCCCGCGATACCAAGAACGAGAGACGCCATTAGAGCAGAGCACTTTCGATCTTGAGTTCAACGTCCCCTCTCCCTTGGGAGAGGGATAGGGTGAGGGGTGCCATATCGAGGAAAGACCTCAGCATGGCCCCCCTCACCCGGCGCTGCGCACCGACCTCTCCCAAGGGAGAGGCAAAAGGAGCGCGTGTCTCGTTCACGACGTGACCCCCGGGAAACGAAACGCATAGACGAGACGATTGCGCCAGAAGGCGCCGAACGGCGTCTCGCAGACGCTGCGGCCCGTCCAGGCATGCACCATATGCTCAGTGTCCGTCGCGATGCCGCAATGCTTGGCCGGCGCGGTGCGGCTCATGCGGAACAGCAGAACATCGCCCCCGCTCAACGCGGCGAGCGGAATTTCGGTGAGATGCCGGAGCGCGGCCTCGCGCAACGTCTCCTCGCCTGAGGCCTCGGCCCAATCGGGTGCGTAAGGCGGCGGGGTCTCGGGCTCCGCGCCCATCACGGCACGCCAGACACCGCGCAAAAGCCCCAGGCAATCGCAGCCGACGCCTTTGAGGCAGGCCTGATGATGATAGGGCGTGCCGATCCAATTGCGCGCCTCGGCGATGATCTGCGTTCGCATCAAAGATTCCGCATGCCGCGGCGGTTTGCGCGCGCCAGCATGGCGGCGATCTGCGTCTCGCTCCGGATTACGCTCGGCGCATCCTGCGCATAGATGTTCACGGTGACGGCGCCGCCGCGACCCTGCGGCAGGATCGTGCCCGATTGCCGGGGCACGAAGAGCTCGGGCCCCTGCTCGCCAACGAGATAGGCCGTTCCGCCCGCAACCGGCCCGCCCGAGGCTCGCCCGCCGCCGAAGGAGAGGCCGGAGAAGATCTGCCCGATGGCGCTTTCCAGCGGCTTGGTGATAAAGCTCCGGACGGCGAGGCGCGACATCTCCTTCATGATTCCATCGACCATGCCGCGGACGCTGAAGAGCCCGCGCGTCGCACTGCGCGCAAGGCCCGACGACAGACCGTCGAAGACACCGGAGGCCTGGTCCGACAGCGCGGACAGATCCGTGCCCATGCTTGCGGCGGTGTCTTTGAGGCTGCGGGAGGCCTCGCCGAGATTGGCCGACAGATCGCTGATATCCGCGCCGACGCGAACTTCGATCGCGCCGATCTCCGTGCCCGAGGTCATGGGGAAAGATCCTTGTCGGGATAACGCGCCAGAAGCGCGGGAAGCTCGGCACGCACCAAGGGCGGCTCATGGGCTCCGCCGAGGCGCAGCGCATGGCCTTCCACAACGGCCTGCCATTCCACGAGGCTCAAGCGCCAGAACAGATCAGGCGCCAGACCCATCACGCCGAGGCCGAGCGGGAGCCAGCGACGCCAGGGCTCCTTCACGGCATCTGCCCCGCCATGAATGCGTCGGCGATGGCCTTCCCGGCGGTTTTGAGATCAAGGCTTCGCCCTCTCACGGCAGAGACATCGATGTCATGCCCGCCACCGCGAAGAAGCGCGGTCAAAATGACGATGATGTCCTCGATGCGCGGCCGCGCGAGACGCGCCTCCAGCGCGCTGAGATCGATGAGGCCGAGCCCCGCCTCGATCTCGGCCAGGGCGCCGAGCGTCAGGCAGAGCGTGTGCGGCTCGCCTTCAATCTCCAGCGGCACCTCGCCGCGCAGGCGGTTGATCATCAGGCGGCCGTGAAGCTGAGCGCGCCGGCGGAGTCGAGGGCGAGCGTGTAGGTCGCTTCACCATTGTGGTCGCCCGCATAGTCGAGGCCCGTGATCTGAAACGCACCCTCGATCGTGCCGAAATCGGGAATGATGACCTGCCAGCTGCGGATCGTGGCGTTGAAGAACAAGCCGCGCACCGTCTCGTCAGCCGCCTGATCCTTGAAGACGCCCGCGCCCTGGATGCGGGCGGTGCGAATGCCGCCTTCGATCAGCTCGCGCCAGGCACCGGGCGAGTCCGCGTTCGTCGTATCGATCATCCCCGCGTTGAGCGAGATCGATTTCGAGCGCAACCCGGCCACGGTGGCAAAACCGCCTGAGCCCGTCGCGTCCACTTTCAGAAGAAGGGCTCTGCCCTTTTGTGCTGCCATTTGTGAATGCCTTGTCTTACAGGGGCTCGGTTACGGCGCGGTAGCGCACCGTGCCGCGCATGGTCTCGCCATCCTCGTCGCGGAAGATGTCGGCGAATTCAAAGCGCAGATTGATCAGCCTGTGCCCGTCGAGGGTGAGGGCCGCATCGTGGAGGACGCTCTCGATTGCGCCCAGAACCGCGCGCACCTCCTTACGCCCGCCCTGCCGCGACCAGATGTCGAGGTTGAGCATCTGCACATGGCCGCGCTCGGTGGCCGTGTCCCAGTCCGCGAGCGTGGCGGGCCCGAGACTGACATAAGGAAAGCTCACAGTCCGCGGCGGATCGTCATAGATTTGCACGCCCAGCGTGTTCACGGCCGCATCGGCGCGCAAACCCGCGACGATGGCCTTCTGAAGCGCAAAGCCCGGGTCGGTCATTTCAGTAATCCTAACAAGGCGATGGACAGACGCCGCGAGACGCCGCGCGCGCCGATGGTCAGGACGCGCAGCAGAGAGGAGCGCGCCGGCCTTTGCCGCGTGCCAAACTCCATGAAGCGGCGCGCGATCAGACGCTTCTCGAGCGGTGTCGCGCCCGGCTCCACCGACAGCGTTCCGTCCGCCGCGAGTGCCGCGGCCTCCTCCGCAACCACACGCTCAGCCGCCCGCCGCACGCTCTCGCGCAAACCCGCGAGCCGGCGCGCAGTCTCATCGATGCCTGTGACGCTCAAGAGGGCAGGCTTTCGGTGCAGCCGAGATCGAGCCAGTGCCGCTTGCCGTCCGGATCCGCCACCCAGTCGATGGCGTAGATCCGGGATTTGAAGACGAGACGCAGATCGGCCGCGATGTCGTCGCGGTAGCGGATGCGAAGGCGCAGGCGGCTCGCCGAGACGACCCGCCCGCCATCGACTCGCTCGTCCCCGCGTTCGGACTCCGCCGCGGCGAAAACCGTGGTGAGCGCGGCCCAGCTCTCGGTAAAGCCGCCACCCTCGTCGGAGGTTTGCGTCTTCGCCTCGAAGATGACGCGGTGGCGCAATGTGCCGATCACAGCTTCACCAGCCGGAAGGGCGCGAGCAGAGCGAGCGCCGCGCCGTCGAAGAGCGCAGGCTCCCGGTTCTCGAAGAGATGGGCAAGCTGCAGCAAAAGACCTTGGCGCAAGGGTGCCGGCACATCCGCCGCCGCGGCACCATAGCCGGCGTCGAAAGCGATCTCGATGCCGGCTACGCTGCGGCCCGGCTCCGGCCAGAGGCTGCCCGGATTGCGGTAGAGCCGTCCGGGCGCGGACATGGTATCGGCGCTGTATTGCGCGGGATCCCAGACTGTGGCCGTGCCGCCCGCATCATAGACCTTGACCTCGGTCACGGCGATGAGCGGCGGACGCGGGATATCGACCCAGGGGCGGCAGGCATCGCGCGGCCAGGCATCGATGCGCAGCACATAGCTTTGCGTGATGAGCGCGCGGCCGGTGAAGGCTTCGATAGCGGCCCGCGCGGTCTTGACGAGCCCGCCGATATAGGCGTCCTCGGCATCGTCCGTGACGCGCAGATGCGCTTTCGCTTCCGCAAGCGTCACGGGCTCTGCCGCCGCATCCGATACGCGGATGAGGGCTTGGGTCATGGACATTACACCGGCGGGTTGGCCGTCGGCGCCAGATGCGGATGGTCGAGCAGCGCCACCGCGGCGATGAGCGCGGAGGACGCATTCGCCGCCGGCGTCACGGTGAGCCTGAGATGGCGCTTGGCGCCGGCATAGCCGAGCTTCCGCGTTTCGCTGTCATCGGCGAAGGTGAAGGAGGCCAGCGCCTCCGTGCCGAGGAGATCGGAATCGGCGACGGCCGAGAAACTCGCGCCGTCATCGCTCTCCTCGAGCAAGGCCGTGAAACTCGCATCCGCGTCGGCGAGCGCGCCGGTGAGGATGACGAAGCTTGCACTGTCATAGCCCTGCCGGTCGATCACGGCCGACACGAGCGGCGTGTTGTCCGAAACCGCGACAGGCGCGATGGCCATCACGGGATGAAGAGAATGGAACAGGTCTTTCATGGAAGGCTCCGATCTTAAGA